CTCTTTAGAAGAAGAAGGTGCAACAAGAGTTAACGCATTTGATGCTCCACCAGATACTGCATGAGCAAAGGTGTTGTATAAACGCATCCCTCCAACATCATCAACATGAACAAACCAGCTTCCATCGGGATAGCTATGGCCGTTGACAAGTTCTAAGGTGCTTCCGTCTTTTGTCGAAATTTCAATTTTGTCACCTGTGATGATATTGCCCGCAGCAAAATCAACAGAAAATCTTTTTCGACTTGTATTGACATCACCAGTATCAAGCGTTGTTGTCAGCGCATACTCCAAAGAAGTGCGCTGTAATTCAACAAAACCTGTTTTACCTTCATAAATGGGCATTAGATCGAAACAGCGTTAGGAGCACCATCTACTTCAAAACTAATATCAGCTTTAATAATTTCACCTTGAGCACTACTGATTCCAGCATTTGTAATAACACCAGTCACAGTAATGTATTTGACTGTTCCTTGATAATCTTTAAAACCTAATTTGAATTTTGCAGTAGAAGAAACAGCCGCGACACCTGCAACACCTGCAGAAGTTCTTGCCTTAATAATTTTATCTAACAATGTTTTTGCATTGCTAGTTTCACTTGCATCGCTGTAGTAAGCAACTGTGCAATTACCACTCATGCTGCGTAAACCAGCGATAACAGTGCGATCTGTATCGCCAAGAGAGGTTGTATCAAGAGTTGATTGAGTTGCAGTTAATGACCAGCTTTCAACCCTTCCAGCAGCAGTGTTGCTGTCATCTAGGTAAAGCTGACCATCTTTTCCGCTATAAAAAGCCACGACCTAAAATCTGAACATTGCGTTTATTCTAAGGTGCATCTAGGCAAGCAACAAAACTACAACTAACATTACTTATTCCTGTGTAGACACTTGTTACCGTTGGAGGACCAGAATAACGCCATTTCAAAATTGATCCAGCTTCTTTTAGATAATTAATAAGGCTTGTGCTCCCTACACCTGCGGTACCATCTTCATTAGTAAAAGTCACGTAATCCCACTCACGATTAACGACTTCATAATGAACCAATATTTGAGCTGCATCAGAATCAGAGATGTTTTGGAAACCAAGAGTCAAAGTTGAATTGACTCTTTTATTTCCATAACGCAAATGCGTTTTAGTTCCATCTAATGATTCAAAGGTATTACTTGGGTATGTTCCAGGCTCATACCTCCTTGTATTTGGTTTTATGCTTGGGAACGCTCGTGGTGTTGCCATTAGTTACTCCACATCAAACAAGGGATTATCTATATCAGTATCATCCCATTTCTGTAGCATAGCTAGTTTGCCTCCATCTAATTCTGCATAAGATCCAGAAAGTTCAATTAATCCATCCTCACCAAAGGTAATACTTTCAACTTTGTAGCATTGATCTGAAGCTTCAGATTCTTGAATCGTAAATAATGATCCAGCAAAAGCTTTAACAGCATTTGTATTAGAAAAGTCAACCGTAGCTTCTTTAACTACCTGTTCAGAAGGATTCCAATAATAAAATGTCTTACTTCCACTAATCGTGTCTTTACTTACAACTGTTCCATCATCAAGGATTGCACCATTGTTAAATCTTTGAACGTGCTGAGTTGTTGAAAAAACTCTTATATAATCCCCTGGCTGAACACCATTTATATAATGAGGAGCCGTTTTAAATGTAATTGTATGATCAACAAATTTTCTTGTTGCTAAAACATATTTTCCAAACGTAACTGCATGATCCATGCTGGTACAAAAGCCAGTTAAATCATAAGTTTCTAATGGATCATCATTATATTCTGTTCCATGTAAGCGGATAATTTTAGATTCATTTTCTGAGAAACCGTTTTCTTTTTCATTCCTATAAAGAACATTTGCTTTAAATGTTTGTCTATCTTCTGGAGCAAGAAAAGCTACTTGTAAATCTTTAATATTACCGTCAGTAAACATTGCTTTAATTACTACATCCTTATCATTTTTTATTTTAAAATCTCCCTCTCCTGTAACTGGATCATAATTAAAAGGAACAGAAGGATATAAACTAAACTGCCCTCCAACGATTGTGAAATCTAATAAACAATACATCCCTTGTTCAAATATAAATTCTCTTAAATTAACTTTATTTGAAACAACACCATCCCAAAAGAGATTATTAGCTTTGCAAAAATTAGCTGCAACAGTCATATTTGCCTCATTTACAGAATCAACATTAATAACAGCACCAGCACCAAGTTTTTCATCTGTAAGCAAAGCATAAGCAATTTCAGGAAATAAACTTGTTGCTCTTAACCCTCCT